TGAGGGATTCTGATATGAATGTAGAAATTAAGAAAGTGCCCCTATCTGAAATTAAACCAACCCCAGACAACCCACGCCAAATCAATAAGTCTCAGATGGAACGCCTCGTCAAATCCCTTAAAGAATTTCCTGATATGATGAAGCTCCGAGAGATAGTTTGCGATGAAGACATGATGATCCTGGGCGGGAATATGCGTTACCTTGCTTTGAAGAGTTCAGGAGAGAAAGAAGCGATTGTCAAGATAGCTTCAGGATTGACACCTGAGCAAAAACGGGAGTTTATCATAAAAGACAATGTAGCCTTCGGTGATTTTGATATAGATGCTCTGGCAAATGTTTGGGATGACCTTCCGCTGTTTGATTGGGGAGTTGATTTGCCAGAAGATTGGGGAGGTGGTAACGAGATTCAAGGTCTGACCGATGACAACGCCGTGCCCGATGTGCCGGAAGAACCGATTACTCAAGTAGGGGATTTGTGGTTGTTAGGTGGGCACAAAGTATTGTGTGGCGACGCGACAAAAAAGGAAGATGTTGAAAGAGTGATGGATGGGAAGAAGGCGGACATGGTGCTTGCTGATCCTCCGTACGGAATGAATTTAGATGCTGATTACTCAGGAATGAAGGGATGGCATACAGGCAAAAAATATCCACTTGTAATTGGTGATGATAAGCCGTTTGATTATAGGTGGTTTGATTGGCTTGATTGTGATGAACAGTTTTGGTGGGGTGCTGATTATTACGTTGAGACATTACCAGACTTTGGTAAATCAGGAAGCTGGTCGGTATGGGATAAGCGGGTTGATGAGAGCAAAGACAAGATGTTTGGAAGTGGCTTTGAAATGTTATGGAGCAAGCAGAACCACCAAAGAAGATTGATTAGATTTATGTGGGCCGGGTTCATGGGTGACGCAGAAGCATCAAAAAGGTTGCATCCTACGCAAAAGCCGACAAAGTTGTTGGCAGAGATTATTTCTGAATATGGTGGTGACAACATTTTTGACCCCTTTCTCGGCTCCGGCTCCACACTTATCGCCTGTGAGAAGACTGGGCGGGTATGTTATGGCATGGAGATTGACCCGCATTACTGCGACGTTATTGTAAAGCGTTGGGAAGACTTCACCGGCGAGAAGGCAATCCTGGAAAGGCAATCATGACAGACTACACAAAAACAGCTCTCAAATACTGCAACGACATTGTATCCGGCAAAATCCCTGCGGGTCCTTATGTCATAGCAGCTTGCCAGAGACACCTTGACGACCTGGAACGGGCGAAAACGAAGGACTTTCCTTACAAGTTTGACAAAGAAAAAGCCAATAAGCGGTGTAAATTCAGTGAGAACCTGCACCATGTCAAGGGGAAATGGGCCGGGCAGAGGTTGATTCTTGAACCCTATCAGATATTCAAGCGGTGTTGTATCTGGGGATGGGTAAAGAAGTCTGATGGATTGAGAAGATTCAACACAGTCTTTATTCTGGAGCCTCGCAAGAATGGGAAGTCGATTACGGGCGCAGACACCGGGCTCTATATGTTGGCCGCCGATGGGGAAACGGGCGCTGAGGTTTATTCGGGAGCTACATCAGAGAAGCAGGCTCTTGAAGTCTTCCGTCCGGCCTGGCAGATGGCAAACAGGAATAAAGATTTGCGTGACCATTTCGATCTTTCACTTTCTGGCAACCCCCGAAACCCTACGAGTATATATAGACTTTCTGATATGTCCCGTTTTGAGCCTTTAATCGGCAAGCCTGGATTTGGATCAAGCCCTCATTGCGCTATTATTGATGAGTACCACGAGCACAAAACAAGTGAGCAGTTCGACAATATGAACACAGGTATGGGTGCAAGAGAACAGCCTATGATGTTTGTCATTTCGACTGCGGGGACGGATACCTCAAGCCCCTGTTATGATCTCTATCTCCAAGCGATTAAAGTTCTTGAAAAGACGATAGAGGATGAGACCTTTTTTGCGATTCTTTTTACCATCTCTCCTGATGATGACTTCAAAGATTTTGAGGTCTGGAAGAAAGCAAACCCGAACTATGGAGTGTCGATCAATAAGGACTATCTTCACCGGAAATATAAAGAGGCCATGACAGACGCTTCTAAACAGAACATAAACTTATGTATGCACTTAAATCAGTGGATGAATGCCGGAGTCGCCTGGATGAACATGGTAAAATGGGACGCGTGTAAAGACGAGTCATTAAAACTGGAAGACTTCAGAGGGCAGACCTGTTATGTTGCTTTTGACCTTGCCTCGAAAATTGATATCTCTTCTCTTGTGTTGATCTTTGAACATCAAAGAGAAATCAATGGGGCATATGTGAATGGCTATGTTGTGTTTGCAAAGCACTATCTTCCAGAAGAGACAATACAACTGGCTGGAAATGAGCACTATGACAAATGGGAAAAAGGAGGATATATCATATCTACCCCTGGGGCCCGGACTGATTTTAAATATATCGAAGACGACCTGAAAGAAATAAACGCAGATCATCCTATTTCCGAGTTGGCTTTTGATCCCAAAGAAGCCACTTATCTCGTAAATAATGTCATGGATTGGTTAGGGGCGGAACGGTGTATTGAGATCACACAAGGACCCGCGCTCATGTCCGAACCGATGAAGGAAACGGAGGGGCTGATTTACGACAATAAGCTATGGCACTCCGGGGATCCTGTGTTGACTTGGATGATGGGGAATGTAGTCCAGAGGCAAGGGAGAAACACAGGCCCGGTCAAATACTACTACCCCACTAAACAGAAAAACGAAAACAAGATAGACGGCGCAGTCGCTATGATAATGGCGATTGGGCGGGCGATTCAACATCACGAGGAATCAATTTATGAAAATATGTCGAAAGAAGAAATACTCGAAAACATAGCTTTCTGAGGTCAACATGCTACCAAACAAAGAACTCTTGAGAGTGGATGAAGTCGCAAGATATTTTAGTGTAACCAAAAATACCATATATCGGTGGATAAAACGGGGTATTTTAGAAGCATATAACCCAGGGAATACTATCCGCATAAAGCGAGAATCAGTTGAAAAGTTTCTAATCACTTCAAAAATTAAATAAAAAGTGTTACTTTAGTAACCTTCCGTTAACTTCCGTTAACAAAATCACAAAAAAATCTCTTGTAAAATCTATTTTTTCAATTATCATAATTCCATGAAGAACTTTCTTCAAAGGATTAAATCCTTTTCTGATATCCGGGATGTGTTTGTCTTCGGTGGTCTTGGAATGCTTGGCTATGGTCTGTATCTGAAGTGGGGGGAAGGTGTTGCCCTGATAGTGTGCGGGGGGATTGGCTTTATCCTTGGTCTTCTGTGGCCCGTGTTTCTTAACTATACGGCGAGGGATAAGTAATGGGCTTAATGTCGGCACTTGAAAAACGCTCTAATCTTGCAACCCCTGAAAAGTGGTTGGTGGACTGGTTTTCTGGTGGAGGCATTGAAACGAGTGCCGGAGTTCGTGTAACAACCGCAACGGCTATGAATTTTGTCGCCGTTTATTCTTGTATAGACATTCTTGCTCGGACTGTGGGGAGTCTTCCGCTCTATTTATACCGTCGGCTTGAGGGTGGTGGGAAGGAATTAGCACGGAAACATCCACTTTTTCGCTTGATGAGGCGACAACCGAACCCCGAAATGACTGCCATGAGATACCGCACAACGCTTCAAGGACATCTTGGTTCATGGGGAAATGCTTATTCCTTCATTGATTGGGGTGGAAATGGTTATCCGAAAGCCTTATGGCCGCTTAGACCTGATAAGATTCATGTCGAAAGAAAGGCTGGGAGGTTAGAATATAAATATAATCCAGGATCAGAGGAACTTACTGTCCCGAATGAATCCATATTACACATCCCTGGATTTGGATATGATGGTGTTATCGGATATTCACCTATCACTCTTGCACGTGAAGCGATTGGTCTTGGTATGGCGGCAGAGGAATTTGGCTCTCGTTATTTTGGGGCCGGGACACATCCAGGAATGATTATTGAGCATCCGGGGAAATTATCTCCAGAGGCAAAGTCAAACCTTCAGACTTCTTTGGGGGAAGCTCAAAGTGGGTTGGGGAATACACACCGCCTCATGCTCCTGCAAGAGGGGATGAAGGCCCAAAAGATAGCCATTGACCCGAAAGATTCACAATTTCTTGAAACTCGCAAGTTCCAGATCAGCGAAATATGTCGGATATTCCACGTTCCCCCTCATATGTTGGCCGATGTAGAGAAGTCAACCTCCTGGGGATCAGGGATTGAGGAACAGAATATAGGGTTTATTACCCACACAATGCGGCCCTGGCTTGTACTTTGGGAAGAAGAGTTGAATCGAGTCCTTCTTTTGGAAAAAGAAAAAGATGATTATTTCTTTGAATTTGATCTTATGGCTCTGCTTCGTGGCGATAGCGTGAAGCGATGGACAAGTTATATTATGGGAAAACGGAATGGTATCTTGAATGCTGATGAAATCAGGGGATGGGAGAACCTAAATCCCTTGCCTGACGATCTTGGTAAGGAATATATAATCGAAAAGAATATGCAGGGTCTGTCTGATCTTGGATTAGATGCCCCACAACAGGAGCCGACAAATGAAGCCTGATTACGATAAGGCAGTATTGCCGGAGTATAAAACCAGGCGCGGAAAGAGAAAGGAGGATGTTTATGGAAAAAGAAAACAGAAAAAACGAGATCGAGCGTCGAAACTTCCCCGTTGAAGAACTTCGGTCGATTACTGATGAAGATGGGTTGCGGCATATTACCGGGTATGCCGCCGTGTTTAATTCGTTGTCTGAGGAAATGTATGGATGGAAAGAGAAGATAGCTCCCGGTGCCTTTGCTGAGACAATCGGAGCGGATGATATCCGGGCCTTGAAAAATCATAACTCTGATTATGTCTTGGGGCGCAACAAAAGCGGGACACTTATCCTTTCTGAAGATCAAAGGGGCTTAAAAATCGACATTATACCTCCCGAGGCACAGTGGGCAATAGACTTGATGGTCTCCATTGACCGTAAGGATGTTGACCAAATGTCCTTTGGCTTTAGGACAATCGACCAAATGTGGGAAGGTGAGTACCCAGATGAGATTAGAACCTTGATGAAAGTGCAACTCTTTGACGTTTCACCTGTCACATTCCCGGCTTATCCTGATACAGAAGTCGGGTTACGGTCATTGGAGGAGCACAGGAAGGTTGTTGAGGAAGAAAACAAAGAGGGCAATAAGGCGGATGAAACTCTGGTCGGCCTGAGCATAAGAAGAAGAAGAATAAAAATAAGAGAAAGAGAAATGGAGGTTGTATTATGAATGAGAAAATCAGAGAACTACTTGCAGAACGCGCAAAGATCGTAGCCGATCAGAGAGAAATGCTTGATAAGGCAGAAGAAGAGAAGCGGGAACTGTCGGCTGACGAGAACACTAACTATGAGAACATGGATCAGGAAGTTGATAAACTTACCCGCGACCTGGACCGAGAGAAAACCCTCGAAGCCAGAGAGAAGGAAATCAATGATCCGGCCAACGTCTACAAACCCGAACCCGAAGGCACGAGAGAAGAGGTCAAGCCCCTTGAGTATCGGGGGATGGAAATCAATGTTCCGGCTGATTCCGAGATCCAGCAGAGAGCATGGAAAACCTTCCTGTCCAGAGGTCGGGAGGCTATTGGTGCGGAAGAGCTGAGAGCACTCCAGGCGGATGCCGATATTTACGGTGGATTCTTGGTGGCTCCTCCTCAGTTTGTCCTCAAGTTGATTCAGGCGATGGATAATGAGGTCTTTATCCGTGGCATGGCAACCGTTTATCCCGTGACGAAAGCTGAATCCCTTGGCGCTCCGTCGCTGGATACTGATATTGCCGATCCGACATGGACAGCGGAGATCAAAACCGGTTCCGAAGATAGTTCCCTTGCCTTTGGAAAACGGGAACTGAACCCACATCCATTGGCAAAACTCATTAAAGTATCTGAAAAGCTGCTTAGAGTTTCCGCGATGGACGTAGAAAGCCTCGTTACTTCACGGCTGGCTTACAAATTCGGAGTGACTGCCGAATATGCCTATCTCCTCGGTTCTGGATCAGGACAGCCGATGGGCGTTTTCACAGCAGCCACAGCTGGATTTGGGATCTCTACTGACAGGGATGTCTCCACAGGGAATACCACGACTGCTTTTACCACCGATGGATTATTGGAAGCTCTGTATAACCTGAAGGGTCAGTATCATCCCCGTGCAACTTGGATTTTCCACAGAGATGCCATCAAGAAGCTTCGCAAGCTGAAAGACGGTGAGGGACAGTACATTTGGAATCCAGACTTAAAGGGTGGACAGCCCGATCTTGTTTTGGGTCGGCCTTATAAGATGTCGGAATATTGCCCGAACACCTTTACGTCTGCCAAGTATGTCGGCATTATAGGCGACTTCTCCAACTACTGGATAGCCGATGCTTTGAGCATGAGGATTCAGAGGCTTAATGAACTTTACGCGGCCACAAACCAGGTTGGTTTTATTGGCCGTTTAGAAAGTGATGGAATGCCCGTACTTGAAGAGGCTTTTAGCAGAGTTACTTTAGCATAACAAAAACATGGCGGGGTGAAAATCCCCGCTTTTACTAAAAATCAAGGAGGCTAAAAATTATGAACCTTTTAAAAAATGTAAAGATAGATCAGATTCTCGGCTATACCGCAGCGGGAACAGATGCGAAAACTTCAGATATCATTGACATGAGTGGCTATGATGGGTGCCTGTTTATCGCAGAATTCGACACCATCATTGAAGCTGGAACTATCAATGTCCAGGTGCTTCAGAATACCGCCGATTCAACCAGCGGGATGGCAGCAGTAGCTGGAACCGCAGCACATACGGTCACAGCGGCAAATGCGGCTCTTAGTCAGTCGGCAATCGCAGTTGATATTTACCGGCCAGCAGAGCGATATCTTGAGGTCATAGTAACACCGGCTACGCAGAATGCAGTTATCTGCGGTGTGACGGCTATTAGATATAAGGGCAAAATGGGGCCGGATGCAAACGGCGATCTGCTCAAAGGGACGCAGCTCATAAGCCCTGCTGAGGCGTAAACATTAACCCGATCCCTTAAATGGGTACTCGGTATGGTCTTATCCGGGCCATACCGGGGCAACCAATCGAACAGGAGGAAATGAAAAATGGCAGATACAAGTTACCAACCGGCAGTATACCGAGAACAAGGCGGGGCCCGTCAGGTCATAGCATCAGGCGGCTCTCTGGATGTGGAATCAGGCGGAGAGCTGGATATTGAATCCGGCGGAGCTTTGAAATTGGCTGGAACCGCTATTAGTGCAACCGCAGCGGAGATAAATAATGCTGCTGATAATTCAGCGAACATTGAAGTAGTCACAGCCGCAAATGTAATTACAGCGGCAGAAAGTGGTAAGACGTTCATAATCAAACATGCGACCGGGTTCAAATCGACTCTCCCCGCTCCTGCGACTGGATTACGGTTCAGTTTTATTATCGACACTCCTCCGACAACTGGTAATCACACTATTGTCACGAACGGAACAACCCAGAAGGTATTGAAAGGGTTGGTCTTGGTCTCGGCCGATGAAGTTGGCGATACTTCTACCGGTGGAACGACATTGACCTTTGTTGCGAACCAGGCAGTGGCTGGTGACAGAGTTGATATGATTTGTGACGGAACAGTTTGGTATTTTAAGGGCTTTGCAACTGTAACCGCTGGTCTTACGATTACTGGTGAATAAGGCTTAAACCCACAGGAGGCGGCTTTCTCTCCGAGTCGCCTCCCCCTTCTAAAAAGTGAAAGGAGGTACAGGAGATGTCAGTTACACGAATAGGAAGTTTAGAGAATCGTTTTCTTGGTCTTTCGACCGACACCAAACCAACCACATGTCAAATCGGGGCCACGTTTCGGGAGTACGATACCGGGAAGCTCTATGATACCCCGGATGGTGGGACGAACTGGGTATTAAAAGACGCCGAAGGTGTTAGGTTCCAGACTACCACTATCGATTTTAAACAAGCGGCTGGAAGCTATACTCTATTCACCGTTGGGACAAACAACATTGAAGTCCTGCATCTGACGATAATCATTCCGGCCGACCTGACAGAAGAGGAAAATCTGACTTCGATATCAATACAATCAACGGATGACACTCCGGTTGTATTTATCAGTTCGACAGCTGGGGCCCTGGCGAACCTCACTAAGAATAAATATCTGCAATACAATGCCGGTGGAACGGTTGTAGGCGGGAAGCTGATTCAGCTTACTATCGCTGGAGGTGCGACTGCCGCAGCGCAGGTCTGTACGGTATTTGTAGGATATAGGGAGGCGACATAATGGGAACACTATTATCGACCAGCGGAGTTACAGCGTGGGTGAAAGATCTCTATGAGGAAGGATTCCATCTGAATTATATCTTCCCGGAGGATTCTAACGAGACCGTTACCTTCACGGCGGGCGGGACTGTAAATACTTTTGGAGCGTGGGCCGAAATAGTTGATAATAATTCCGTGACATTGAGTTCAAAATTCAGTTCTTCGGGTCATATTAGTTCGATTATTGCTGAATCTACAAGTGCAAAGGACAATATCTATCTAATTGAAATTGCTTATGGTGCCAGTAAAACGATTGTATGTAGAGCAAGGGGTATATCGGGTACAAACCAAATTAGCCACGTTAGTCAGGAAAGAATGAGAAACCTTGAAATTCCAAGTGGGGAGACTGTTTATTACAGGATGAAATGCGAAACAGCTTCTGCAACGATGACTTTGCATTTGAGATACCATATTCATGAATAGGTGAGATATGCGTATACAATTAACAACAGCCCCAACAACGGAATGCGTGTCTTTGGAAGATGTTAAATTTCATTTGAGACTTGCGACCACAGCGGCGGAGGCAGCGGCTTACACTACAGAAGATGACTGGCTCAATCGTAACATCAAATCAGCACGGCTCCAGGTTGAGCATGAGACAGGCCGGGCATTGATTACGCAGACGAGGACGTACTATCTCGATGAGTGGCCGGACACGAGATATATCAAGTTGCCATATCCGAGATTACAGACGGCGGTCGTGACGTACCGGTTACAAGACGATGACGATTATGACAATACTCTTTCGACAATAGACACGGATATCGTAAGTGAACCGGGCAGGGTAATTTTACAGCCGAATGAATCATGGCCGTCTGGAACCCTCTACACCGATAAGCCAATTAAAATAGTAATGGTGTGCGGGTATGGGGACGCAGACGATGTGCCGGAAGACATAAAAAACGCAATGTTATTGATGATTGAGGATGCTTACAACAACAGGGGTGAGATTGTTATTGGTTTGTCAGTAGGACGGATTCAGGGCGCCGTTGATGCCCTGTTAAGGTCATATCAGATACACACGAGGTTTGAGTAATGAGAAAGGCTCCCGGAAAATGCTGTGATTTTGGGACTTATGAGTGTCAAATCCCGATGCCGATTGATGGACGAGTAAGGGGCATTGACTACTGTATTGCTGATATCGTGGCAGCTCTCAATGCCGCCAACATAAAAACCGTGGCAAGCTGTTGTGGACATGGAAAGATGGATGGTCGCATTTCCTTAGAAGACAAAAGAGAGCTAATCATAAGGAACGTAAAACAATGAGATCTGGCAGGATGGACAAAATTATAACGCTGTATGAAAAGTCCACGACAACCAACGCCTTCGGTGAGGAGATTGTATCATGGGTTGAACTCGTCAAAGTTGGTTCTGAGATAGCCACGGGAACCCTGACAGAGGGAACTCTGTACCAGGTCACAGCCACAGAAGAAAATCACTTCGGTACAGGGGTTGTAATTTATGATACTTTCACGGCGGCTGGAGATGAGACTTGCGATGCCTCGAATAAGGTAAAGCCGGTGACTCTCCCGGGCCGGGTTTGGGCTGAAAGACTCGACCTCCGGGGGACAGAACGGTGGAATGCTCAACAGGTTGTCGCCGAGATGGTTTGCAAATATCGTATAAGGTACAGAGATGATGTGGGGCCGCTTGATATGTTAACGGATTCGGATGATAGAGAGTACGATATCGCGGCGGCGTTGGAGCTTGGAAGGAAAGACGGGATCGAACTAATTGTAAGCGCAAGAGGGGAATAATGGCACAGCCCGCCTTCAAATTTGAAATAAAGGGACTCCGGGAGACGATGGACGCCCTTGAACAGTTGCCGACTCTTTCAATGAAGAAAACCGTCGTGAGAAATGCACTTAAAAAAAGTGCTATTCCTATCAAGGATCGGGCACAACAGACGGCTCAAGGCATTAAAATTGAAAATCCAAGTGTGATTGCTGACTCTATTAAAGTCGGAACCTCATTAAAGAAGTCACAGCGGGGCCGGGTGGACAGAACGAAGGTGACTGTATATGTGGGAAGTTCCCATCCTCTTGCTCATTTATTTGAATTTGGAACCTCTGAGCGATACACGAAAAGCGGGGCCTATAGGGGATACATCCCACCGATGCCGTTTATGCGGCAGGCGTGGGACTCTCAAAAGAAAGTATCCCTTGACCTCCTGAAACAGGAGCTCTGGAAGGCGCTTGCGAAAGCTGCGAAGTTGCTACATAAAAAAGCTCTCAAGGGAACATTGACATCAAAACAACGTGCGGGACTATTGAAATGATAGAATCAGCAATCAGGTCAATTTTAATCAATGATGACACCGTAAAGGCAATTACGACCCGGTGTTACCCGGTGACGATCCCGCAGTCACCGACGTATCCTCTGATACTCTATACTAAGATCTCAGGGGATCGGGATCATACATTACGAGGTGCCTCTGGCCATGCACACCCACGATTTCAGATCGAGGCATGGAGTGAATCTTACACAGGGGCAAAGACTTTAGCAGACGCAATCAGGAACGCTTTAGACGATTACACAGGGACGGCGGCAGGGACGGTCATAGGTTCCTGCTTGATAGATTCGGAGCGGGATATATATGAGAGTGAAATAGAGGTGTACCGTGTCGCGCAAGACTATTTTGTGTGGCATGAAGAATAAAAAACAAGGAGGAGGACATGAGATTTTACGGACTTTGGAATAAGGAAGTTGGTAGGTGGTTGGTGTCTGATAATGGTGTTATCCTATGGGGCCCGCTTGGTGTGGCCAAGGCTTATTATGAGAGACTAAAGGAAGAGGAAAAGCAATCTTTTAAGATAATGGAGTTTGAAGAGAAGGAGAGAAAGAACTCGGTTAGCATATTAAAAGATGTGAGCGACAAGGAGCGTGTCAATTTTCTCCAGTCGATGCAGAAATTATCTATTGGTGAAAATGATATTATAGTTTTGCGATCTCCCAAGAGATTATCCAAGGATGCACGGGAGGGAAGTGTGAAGATGGTAAAAGAGTTTGTAAAAGGACTTGGACATAAACCGAATGTCTTATTTCTTCACGAGGGCATGGAAATCGGAGTGCTTGAGAAGGGAAAATAAACCCAATTTAAAAACAACAGGAGGAAAGAAAAATGACAGTAGAAATGCTTGAATCGCAGGGAACTAAATTAGAGATGGATACTGGATCGGGGAGCGCTAAAACCATAACGGCGATGACGCTCTCAAATCCAACAGTATTAACATCAGTAGCGCACGGCCTGTCTAACGGCGATGTTGTAACGGCGGCGCTCTTTGATGGGGCTGATGCAGCGGACATTAACGGTAACTCTTATGTTGTCCAGTTTGTCACGGATGACACATTTGCGATTGATCTTGATTCAACGGATTTGACCATTGATGATAATACTGATACGGCGACCATGACCCCGCAGAGTTACACCGAGTTGTGCTCAATCACTGATTTCGATATCGTCGGCGATACTCACAACATGATTCCGTTTACCGCGTTGGGATCGACTCGGGCCGAAGAGAAGCCTGGTATTCCGAGGGGTGCCCCACTGACCTATTCGGTTAATTGGACTTCTGGCGATGCAGGATTACTGGCTGCTGAAGCTGCGAGAGCGGCAAGGACTCTCAAGACGTTTAAGCAGACCTATTCGGATGGTGCGGTGCATACTTATACAGGTTACGTAATCGGCATTAACGATTCCGGTAGCGAAGACGACAAGGTAAATGGCACAATCACAATACACCGTACGGGAGCCTTGACACTATCATGATCACAGGAACGAAGGTTACGACAATAGAGGGGAAGCCGTATTATCTCCGATATACGTGGGCTGTTTTAGCCGAGGTGAACGAGAAGTACGGCGATTCTCCTAATTTATTTGATCCTGAAACTGTGGCCTTTGTGGGATCCGCTGGGTTGCGTAAAAAACATCCTGAAATGACCCCTGAAAAGATCATGGAGCTATCGCCTCCACTGATACCCTTTGCAAACGATGTGCAACAGGCTTTGCAGTGGGCGTATTTTGGCGATAAAGGCGTGCCGGAAGACGAGGATGTAAAAAAAAAGCAGAACCCGACTGGCTGGATCAGGCGTATAAAAATGCGGTTGTTGCGGGTATTTCACCGGTAGAATTTTGGGAGTTGACTCCGTACCAGACCCGTATTGCGATGGAAGCCACTCTTGAAAGGTCTGATAAACAGGCTTGGGTTACAGCCGCATTTTCGAGAGCAAAGAAACTGCCAAAATATGAGAGTCTAAGCCGCGGCAAGAAGAAACCCAAGGACGGACTATTACTCAAGAAACAGCTTGAGGCAATAGCGATAAAAGAGACGAGGAAGAAATAATGGCTCGACCCGTGGGTGCGCTCCGCGTAGATTTAAGCGCGAGTTCAGCAAAATTCCAATCCGACATGAAGAAGGCAAAAGATGCGGTGCAGAAGAATGCCTCCGGCATGACGAAGGCCATGCACAAAGTAGGCCAAAAGTTTAAGCAAGCCGCAACTGCCCTCAATAGATATGCTGGATATGCTATGGCTGCCGCTATTGCCGCCTCTGTAGTTTTCATAAAGAAGCAAATAGACGTTGCTGATAAAATGGGAAAACTGGCACAGGCCACAGGTACAACCTCGGAATATCTTTCTTCAATGGCCCTCGTCGCTTCGCAGGGGGGTACAACCCTTGAAGTCGTGGCAAAGGGTATCAAGAGGCTGTCACAAAACCTTTACGATGCGCGAGACGGTTTGAAAACATCAAAGCAATCATTTGATGATCTGGGGATATCAGTCACAAACAACAACGGAACGCTTAAAAAAGCAGATCAGGTAATATTGGAAATAGCTGATAAATTTAAGAGCTTAGAAGATGGTACCGAGAAAACAGCGTATGCCCTAAAATTGTTTGGCCGGGCGGGTGCTGACCTTATCCCCACGTTGAACGGTGGTCGGGAAGGGATCGAACAGTTCCAGAAGAAATCTGAAGAGATGGGGATGGTAATCAGCACTAAGACCGCCCTGGAAGCCGCCTATTTCAATGATCAGCTTGATATCCTGATGAAGACGGCGCAAGGAACCGGCAGAGGGATCGCTCTTGACCTGATACCGTGGCTCAATGAAACTCTCGCTGTGATGAAACTTGCAAGGGAGGAATCGGGAACTCTGATGGCCGCGTGGGTTGGGCTGGGTAGCGTTGGAATGGCAGTCTTCGGAAAATCTTTGCAACAAAAAATCAATGAAACAAGAAAGGAAATAGAACGACTGCAAGAGACGCAAAAGGATACCGGCGCCCAGGCAGGGCTAAGTATTTTAGGTTTTGATGTGTCTGGCAGAGAGATTGAAACCCTGAAAGCAGAGCTTGCTTCTCTTGAAGCACAGAAGGAACAGGAAGCGAAAGCAGATAAAGCCAGAATGGAAGCCTCTCTGAAACGGTCACAGGATGAAGCGGAGCAGAGACGGAAGAACACAGAGGCACTCATGACGCAGGCACAGGCCAAAATTGATGCAGCACAGGCAGAGAAACAGGCCGCGAAAGAGGCAGAGGCAGCGCAGGAAGCACGGTGGGCGGCAGATATTGCTACCTATGAAGCAATCCAGAAGATGATGGCCGACATCGACGAGGGAACGAAAGCCTCCATCAAGAGCCTTGAAGACTTGGCCGATACGACCGAGGATAAAACCAACATAATGGAGCAGGCGTTTGTCGGATGGGGGAATTCTTTCTCTTCGACTCTTAATGACATGCTGTGGGGGTCAGAGACAACCTTTGAAGCCATTGCGGAATCGTTCGCAAAGATGGTCACTCAGATGATGATCCAGAAATACCTTATAGAGAAGATGTTTGGTGGAGGAGGGGGAGGCGGCTGGTTTGGGATCTCATTGAAGGCGATTAGTGGGATTGCTGGGGGGGGCATGGCTGGCCCGGCTCATATTGGCGCAGGAGGAACCACTGCCTTCGGTCTTGCCAAAGGTGGGATCTTAGAGAGGGGCAACGTCCTTCCCTTTGCCAAAGGTGGGGTAGTTTCACTACCGACAGTCTTTCCGATGGCCCAAGGCGCCGGTCTGATGGGTGAGGCTGGCCCGGAAGCAGTTATGCCTCTGAAGCGCACAAGTTCAGGCGATCTTGGCGTTGTCTCTAACAACGAGGGCGGAGGGACAACGATAATCATCAATGCAATCGATTCAAAATCCTTTGCCGAAGTGGTCAAGAGGAATCCGGGATCAATCGTGACCGTAATAAATGATGCTCTGGAAAATCGAACAGGGCTCTTAGATACGATTAGAGGTACAGTA